ATAGATCATATGACGCACTACTTGATGTTTATATGGAAAGGTTCTATTCTCAGAGTCTTGAGAAGGCTAGAGCTAATGTAGTTAAGAAGAAAGTAGGAAGACCTAAAGGAAGTACTAATAAACCTAAGACAAATGGCAAACCAACTACCCGTAAGTATACGCGCAAAAGTAGTAAATAAGAGCTTAGAGATTGATCCACTAGGGTCTGCTAAGTTAGGATTGTTTATTAAAGGACTTGATGATGGTGATGTTGTTACTATCACCTATGAAGTTCACACTGATGATGCTAGCTATGCTCAAATGAGTAAACTGCATAAACATATCCGTGAGCTTGCAAACTACACTGGTGATTCCTTTGAAGACATGAAGCTACAGGTTAAACTGCGTGCTGGTCTTTGTGATTCTTCAGACTGTAGATCTTTTGGTGACTGCTCTAAGGATGAACTATCTATGGCTATCAGAGCTAGTATAGAGATAGGTGAGTTAGTAGGGTTTAGTCTTTACTAACTTTCTCTCCTGTTGTAGTGTTAAGTTGTATCTTCTCTGTATGACCCTGCTCTCTAGCTTGGTCCTCTACTAGAAGTAAGAAAGAAAGTAATGTTCTGAAGTGATATGCGTGAGGATCCTCGTTATCTTTACCGTCCTGTATTAACTTGAGTACCTCTTCCAGGTGCGCTGTATCTCTTACAGGAAAGAAGTCAGTCATGAACTGGTTGAATCTGAAGTAGAAATCTACAGGAAGTTTAACATCTATTACGGTGTCCTTCTTTAGTATTTCTACTTCTCTGATAACTGGAGTTGATTCTTCAGACATAATTAATTAATTTATACAAAGCTATGTTAGATACGGTAAATATACAAGAAGTCCAGGACAAATTGTATGATAAGTTAAAAGAAAGCGGTTGGTCTGCAAAGCTCAAAACTTTCTTGTTAAGTAATGATATGAGTAAGGTACTAAGTACACTACTCAAAGAGGCTCAGGATAACAAAAGATTTACTCCAAAGGTTAAAGATGTGTTCAATGCATTCATTGCCTGTCCATATGATAACACTCGTGTAGTATTTCTTGGACAAGATCCCTATCCTACTATTAATTCTGCAGATGGTTTAGCATTTAGTTGTAGTAGGGTACCAGTTCAGAAGTCACTAGAGTATATGCAAGAGTCTATTAAGAAGACCGCTATACCTGGTTACATAGGTGAAAAGGATCTTATTGGTTGGGCTAATCAAGGTGTACTGTTGTTGAACTCAGCTTTTACTACTACTATAGGTAAACCAAGTTCTCATCAGATGTTATGGAAGGGCTTCACTGCTCAAGTACTAGACAGTCTTGTATGGGAAAAACCAGGCTTAATATATGTGTTCTTAGGTAAGAAGGCTCAAGAGTTTGCTGACTTAATACCTGATAACAACTATAAGATTATGGTATCGCATCCTGCGAGTGCTGCTTATAGTAATCTTACTGAGTGGGACTGTGAGGATATGTGGAATAAGATTAACAAATACTTAGAACAAGATGGAGGAAAAAGGATATCCTGGTAGAATAAAAATTAAAATGACGCTTGATCCAAACTTTGGTGAGGTGTCATTTGAAATAGAAGGAACTACTATTAAACGTAAATGTCTATATGATGCACTATCTGAGCATGGAGTCAAGCTTGAAAGATCTAAAGAGATTGTAGAGGACATGACTGTATGCACAAATACTGGTAAGTTTTATCATATGGAACCAGTAAACTATGTACAATATGGCCGCTAGAGATCTAAAAAAGCTAAGGGCTTCTATAAACGGAGACTTGGCACAGCTAAACTATGATCTGAACCAGCTCATGGGAGATTTCTTTACCAAGTTACAAACCAATCTTAAACACTATGATAAGTACATTGGTAATGTCAACTCTATTGTACCTGGTATAGATAGTTTTACAATTATAATTGATATAGCTGAAGAGTTATACCCTGACCAGATGCCGTTTACTAGCAACTTTAAGAATCGTGAGGTAGATGTTATCATTATCAGACAGTGTTGTTATCTCATAGGTAATGAATTAGGTCTAAGTTATGCACATATGGTTAAAGTTATGAATGATATGCACTCTAAGAAGGTAATTCATCATACTACTATACTGCATGGAGTTAATAAAACTAGGGATGCCCTAGCTGTTAATGACTCAACAGTATTACCTATATGGAGTAGCATTCTATCAAAGATACAGGAGGGAAATTTTAAGAAAACTTTTGTATCTTTAGCTAATATTGATACGCTATGATAAAACTATTTGAATACTTAGAAGCTAAGGAGATTACTCCTAATAGTTTATACATACTATGGTCTGTTGCTAACAAGCGTAAGACTCAACATGTAGGTATCAATGTACATACTGAACTGCGTGTACTTATCAATGCTGATCTATTAACTGCTAAGTATGAGTTGACTACAACAGGTATTGATATTATCAATAGCATACCTGGTGGTGGTGGCACTACTACCATAGTAGATACAGCTGAGGATAACATCATGAAGTTTCTTATGGCTTTTCCTAAGGGTAAGCTACCAAGTGGTAAACCTGCTAGGGTGAATAGAAAGAACATAGAAGAGTCCTTCAAGTGGTTCCATAAGAATTATACGTATGATTGGGACACCATCTTACGTGCAACTCTATACTATGTGGACACCTATGAGAAGGCTAACTATATGTACATGAAGAACTCTCAGTACTTTATACGCAAACAGAATACGGATAAATCCTGGGACTCTGAGCTTGCTAATTACTGTGAGATAATTATTAACGGTGAACATCTAGATGATGCTCCACACTTTACTGATAAAGTAGTATGACACAAAGAAAATTTGAGAAGATAATGCTAATGATTTTAGCATCTGTAGTTATGAGTTTGGTATGCTGGTCTATGATAGATAATTTAATTGTAGAAGTTAATTTAATTGAATACATTTTGATTGAATTTCTCTTGCTTTTTGCATTTAAATCATATATATTTGTAGTCAAGCATATCAAAGCAATAGAAGAATAAATCCCTGCACTTAATGTCTAATACACACCTTTGGAAAAGTCAAAAGGATGGCTTTGCTGACTCTCTGCGTTACCTAAAAGGTAGAATGGAGGGGTCTATTAAAAGCATTAAGACTCCATGGGCTAAGTTTAATGATGCTACAACTGACGGTCTAGAATGGCACTCTATGACTGTTATAGGTGGAAGACCTGGTAGTGGCAAGACTCTTATCAAAGACCAAATGGTAAGAGAAGCCTTTAAGCTTAACCCTGACGAGAACTTCCGTGTTCTAGAGTTTCAGTTTGAAATGCTAGCACGTACCTCTGCAATTAGAGAATATAGTAGTGTACTTGGCAAGTCCTATAAGTATCTCTGTAGTGCAGATGGTAAGTTAACTACTGGGGATTTGCAGATTTGTTATGATCATGCTAAAGAGAGAGTTAAGTTAGCAATTGATGTTGTTGAAGAACCAATCACCGTAAATGAACTTAGAGAAGTTATTGCTGACTACATGCAGCAACACATGGTTCTAAATGAAGCAGGAGATTATGAATTCACCAAGACAATTGTAACCTTAGATCACTCTTTGTTGTTAAAGAAAGCTCCATTTGAAAAGGATAAGTTTGATACACTGTACAATTTAGGAGAAGCTATTACGGAACTTAAACGTAAGTATCCAATAGCCTTCATCATCCTGACACAATTGAACAGAGGTATAGATAATCCTGATAGAAATGAGGACGGTAAGTATGGTAATTACATACTGGAGTCTGATATCTTTGGTTCAGATGCCTTACTGCAACACGCAGATACCCTCATAGGTATTAACAGACCAGGTAAACAGAAGATAAAGCTGTATGGTCCTGATAGATATCTTATAGAGGATGACACAGTTTTAGTACTGCACTTTTTAAAATGTAGGAATGGGGATAACAGAATGAGTTTCTTCCGTGCAGAATTTGCTCGGATGAGAATTGCTGAGATGCCTACTCCACCACAACAAGAAAAACGATTAAAAACATAAGCAATGGCAATAAGTACCAATAATCCTAGTCATACTATGACTACGGAAGAACGTAAGCTACGCATATCTGACCTACGGGATCATCACCAACCGGTGCTTGATGCATTAGGTGTAGGCAGTGCGTTATTTTTCCCTAAGATGGCTTACAGACCTAAAGGTAAGGATGATCTACATCTAAGTTTCTTTCCAAGTGAATTGAAACGTGGACTAGATGTCTATACTGAGTTTGTAAGCAGAGAGTATGAGGCGGAAGATCCAGAAAGAACTCTATGGAAATGGAGATTCAATCCACACTGGGAAGAGGAGTATGAACAGACTGCTGATCTACAACCTAGAATCTTGATACCTGTTAATGAACTTATTAAGATTACCCCTCCTAAGAAGGGTGAGATTGTTCAACAAAAAGATATCTTTGAAGATGGGTTTGATATTGGTGAGGATGATGTTCCTCTAAGTGAGATAACTCTTAAAGATCTAGCAGCTATACTATTGCGTATACCTGTTAGTAACAAGAAATGGTTAAACGATTTATTAAAATAACATGGAGATTAAACTTCCTACTGGTAAGGTTCCTGCTCAAGCATTGAGTCCTAGAAACCTGATTATCTTTTCAAAGCCAAAGACTGGCAAGACTACACTATTATCACAGCTTGATAACTGTTTGATACTAGACCTTGAACAAGGTTCTATATATCTAGAGGCAATGAAGGTTGAAGCCAACTCAATTGCTGATATCAAAGCTGTAGGTAAAGCTATCAAAGAAGCTGGTAATCCCTATGATTATGTTGCTGTAGATACCATCACTGCATTAGAAGAGATGTGTATTCCTTATGCTGAAGAGTTGTACATGAAGACCCCTATGGGTAAGAACTGGCCAACTGATGGTAAGCTTAAGTACGGAACTATTATAGGTCTACCTAACGGTGCTGGTTATCAGTATCTTAGAGAAGCTTTTACTAAAGTTGTAGCTTACATTCAAACGTGGGCACCTAGAATAATACTGGTAGGGCACGTGAAAGATACTGTTCTAGAGAAGAACGGATCTGATTATAATTCATTAGACTTAGACTTGACAGGTAAACTTAAAAGAATTACTGCATCAAACTCTGACTCTATTGGATACTTATACAGAAAGGGTAAGAAGAATATCTTGAGCTTTAAGACTAGTGATGACATCGCATGCGGTGCAAGACCTAAGCATCTTAGCAATCAAGAGATTGTTCTATCTGAGATGGACGAGAAAGGTGATGTAGTAACTCACTGGAATAAGATTTATATTGATTAACCTTTAAGAAAAAATGATAAGCACAATTAACATCCCAAGCGAAGGGTCAGGAGTACCCAAAGTTTTACAACCTGGTAACCAAACTGTAACCATTAATACAGTTAAACTAGAAGTGCCACCTTATAATAAGGATGCTATCAACATCGTACTTGGTGTTGAAGGACCTGATATGGGTGAGACCTTTGAAGGTTTCTGGATTAACAAAGATGATGAATCTTTAGGCCGTCACAAAGGTCAGGTTGCATCTGTTAAATTATCTCAGTATGCATATGCTGATGGTACAACTAAGTCTGGCATCAGTGTAAAACGTGATGTTGAACTATTGAAGTCACTACAAACTTTATGCAAGGCTTTGAACTGTAATGACTGGTTGCTAGCACAACACAATAACCACCTTACTATGGAGAGTTTGTTTGCTCAGTTCGCTGAAGACAAACCTTTTGCTGGTAAGCAGTTGTATTGTTGTATTGCTGGTAGTGAGTACACTAACAAGCAAGGCTACACAAACTTTGATTTGTATTTCCCAAGAACTAACAGAGGATCTTCTGCATATGAGATTGCTGGTACTAAGGGAAGTCAAGTTGTAATCTTCAATGAGGAGATCCACATTAGAAGAAAGAAGGTAGAGCCTGTGCAATCTTTTGGAGATAGCACTGTAACTACCTCATCCTCAGTGGGTGACGATTTTGATTTATAATAAGTTTGATTATTGATGAGGAGGGGAGTACATTTACTCCCCTTTCTCATTCCTAAACTTTTGATTATGATAAGTACTAAACAGCTATTAGATAACGTTGTAGATATACCTAGCTATTGGATCTTTGAATATTACGGGGAGCTAACTGAAAGACTAATTGGTCAGGATATAAAGATCAAATCTCTATTTAAACCTGATGAAAGAACTCCTAGCTTCTGTATTTATGTTAAAGATAATAAGTATAGGTTCAAGGACTTTAGTACAGGTTTATATGGTACTGGTGCTGACTTAGTTATGCATATGTACAATCTTACATTTGGTCAAGCTGCTCAGAAGATACTTTGTGATTACAATGAGTACATCCTTACGGGTAAATTCAATAATGATATAAGAGAGTTTAAGAAGCAAGCTAAGTACCAAGTAAAGTATTATACTAAGAGGTCTTGGACTAAACAAGATGCAGACTTCTGGACACAGTTCCGTGTTGATTCTGAAACATTAAATCACTATAATGTTATACCTGTTGATTCATATTCTATGGTAAAGGAAGATAACTCAGGCAAGCTTGTTATTACTGGACCAAACCTTTATGCATATACTAGAATTGATGGTACAATCTATAAGGTATATCAACCTAAGGTAACTGAGCATAAGTTCTTAAAGGTTAAGAATTATATCCAGGGTACTGACCAGTTGAAGTTCAATGTACCTAACCTTGTTATATGTAGTTCTCTGAAGGATGCTATGTGTCTTACTAAGTTTGGTTACAACACAGAAGTTGTTGCCCCGGACAGTGAGAACAGTTTGATTCCTAATGGAGCTATGTCTATGTACAAGCTAAAGTATAAAGCTATATGTACTCTCTTTGATAATGATGAAGCTGGCATTAAGGCTGCACAGAAGTATCAAGATGAGTATGATTTACCAGGTGTTATATTACCAATGTCTAAGGATCTATCTGATTCTGTTAGAGACTATGGTATACCTGAGACAAGAAAAGTATTACACCCTTTATTAAAAGAAGCACTAAAGAAATGAGTTGGATCTACCAATTAAAAGAATTCACCGAGGACATGATTCCTGATGGTGCTGTAGGGTTTGTATACCAGATGGATGTTATTCTAGATGGTGAACGCAAGTCCTACATAGGCAAGAAGAACTTCTTTGCGGATGTTAAGACAAAGCTTTCTAAGAAGGCTATGCCCACTGACAAACGCTTGAAGAACTACAAGCGTGTAAAAAAGATTGTATATCAGAACTACTATAGTAGTAATGAAAAACTTAAGGCAGCTCATAAGGCCGGGGTACAAATCAAAAGGACTATCCTAAAGATATGCTACTCTAAGACTGAGCTTTCTTATCAAGAGGTAAAGTACCAGTTTATGTGTGAAGTACTAGAGAAAGACATCTGGTTAAACGCAAACATACTGG